TTTACATTTGTTGATTTTGCTTTTGGAGTTATCGGTATTCTTTTGAGTAAGTTCTGATCTTTTAAATCTCTATTATTAACTTCAAGTGCAGTTAATATTCCAGTTCCAATTCCACTATAAGAAACAAAATTTGAAGTAATTATATTTGTAGGATTAAATGCTAATGAAAGTGATGTATTATTAATTTTTTTAACAAAATATGAAGTATCAGTTGAAAGTCCTGTTACAATACCACTTTTAACACTGAAAAAAACTTTCTGCCCAGTATTAAAATTATGATTACCTACTGTGGTAATTGTTTCGGATGGTGTAGATGATGAAATAAATTCTTTCTTTCTTGATGGAGAATCTACACTATATGATGGTAATCCAGAAGCAGTTACATATAAATTCTTTTTATCCCGATCAATATAAGTATTTTGAATATTAGCAACAATCCCAGATATTTTGGAATAAGTTGAATTTACTGCAGTTAAAATAATTCTTTTTGCAATATAATTTATTGTATTATTTAAAGTTACCCCAGCAGAAAAACTAAATTGGAATCTGGTTGAATTATTTTGAATTCTTGCAGTATCATCATCATATAAAATATCAGTTACCGTTCCTGATATTTCAATAATTCCTACAGTGGAACTTAAAGTTACACTATCCCCAATTTTAAATTTATGATTTGTTTTTGTAGTTACAATAGTAGGTGTGACTAAACTTGTAAATCTTGAAGAAGTTTCTAGTAATTTTACATTTATTGCATTATTGTAAAACCAATTATCAAATTTATAATTGTATTCCCCAGGATATACTTGTTCTCCAAGTTGCTTTACAAAAATTTCATCTCCAGAAGATAGATATTTTGCCTTTGAGTTTGAAAGATCAAAGTCTGAGAGTGTCCCAGTAATTCTTAATACTACTTTATTTTCAGAATTTACATCCACTCTACCGTTAACGGATTCATATGAGTATACAAAATTATATTGATGAATACCATTGTATTGAGAAATAATTCCAGTAATTCCAGTACATCCTAAAAACTGAGTTGAGTTCTTATCAGTGTATGTTATAGTCTGACCATCAGCATACAAAATTCCAGACTTGGCAAATCCCAATGTTGAATCTACCGTAATTTTATCAGAACCAATTTGAACTTCAATTGTATTCTTTGCAAATCCATTAACAACAAAATCCCCAACTACAGAATCTTTACTCAATTTAATCAAATAATAATCATTATCTTCTAAACTGTATAATTCAATATCAAATATATTACCACTTGCATTTGGATTTTCTTGAATTAAAGTTTGTCCTTTAATGTTTAATGGATTTCCAGAAACTAGTTCTGCAATCAAATTTACAGTAACACTCCAATCTGCATTAGATGGTGTGATTAAATAGTCTCTAGGTTTGATTACAGTTGCAGAATCACCATACAAAACTTTGAAAAGTATTTTAATAGATTCATCAGTTCCTTTTACTTTATAAAAATCATTTGCTCTTGATATAAAAAATGATTGATCTAAATCTTCGTATAGTTCTCTGTTTTCAAATCCTGGTAAAAATTGTACTTTTAATTTTTCCCAAAATTCTTGCAAAAATAAATTGCTTAAATTAGTTACGATTGAATTATCACTATGATCTTCTGATATTGTAGAATTAAAAACTAAATTTTCTGGACTATTAGTTTCGTGTAAACTTTCAATTCCACTAAATCCACGAATACATCCAGTAAAACTAGTTGCAGTTTTTCCCGTATACGTAATGATCTCATCATCAATTTTAAACAATCCATATTGATCAGGCCAAGAATCTGTAGAATCTACATTAATAGTTTCATCATAATACTTAATATCAGCACTTAATTTTGTGGATTTTGTTAAATAATTAATTTCTTGAAAATTTTCTAATTTTAAGTATGAATCGATGTTTTCACTAATATCAGCAGCCGTTGCTTGACTATCCTGAGATCTATAATATTGTTCAAGAAATTCTACAAATAGTGGATTTTCTTCGGCAATAAAATCAGGAATTTGATTGCGAATAATTTGATTTATTTTTACTCGTTGAAGATTCTTGTTTAACATTCTATCTTGTGTACAGACCGTTTATAAAACTTGAGGTTGAAGTAAATCTTGTTCCTGAAATGTTATCACCAGAAGAAATAACATCACCAATCATTTCAAACTTGCTGGATGAAATATTCAACTGAACATATAGAGCTTTCAATCCAAGAACATCATTTGATTCAGGTATTGCCTGAATTTGAATTACATTATTTGATATAACAGTTGAGGTTATATTTACAGTATCTATAATGATTTCACCTATGTCATATTTGACAGTACCGGCGTTTGCTTTGACTATACTGGGATTTCCAATTTTGTCCAATTTAAAGAAAAAGAGTGATCCAAGAGTTTTTGAAATTTTTTGATCTGCAAGATATAATGTGTCTAAATTACCAAAAATACTAAATCCAGAAGATTTTATAGAATATCCTTCAGATCTTGAATGGAATGAGTTTCCATAGCAAAGTTCATATTGAGCATTTTGTCCAATAGACACTTGTAAATTTCTTCTTATTTTCACTTTTGTAATATTGGAAGTAATTGCTGAATCTACATTATCAATGATACTGACAATTTTTGAATATTTAATTCTACCCCCAAATTTATTTACATCAATTCCAGAAGCATATGTTGTAAGTGCAGATTGTATTTTTGTCAATAAATCATTAGAACTTGAAGTAAAACTTGAATTGTAATAAATTGCAGATTCTAATTCGACATACAAATACTTTAAATCCACAAATTTGGGTACAATTCCAGCAACGGAATATGATTTAAGTTTTGATAAAATTTCTCGTTTAGTATAATCTCCTAAAAGCTCACCATTGCGAGGTTTAATTACAATAAAAACATTGCCATATTGTGGTGGATTCAATTCCTCACCACCATAAGCAGTTACAGATTCTGCATTTGGGTAAATGTATGGGATAATTGCTTCATAATCACTTGCCGAAACAGCCCTATATTGTGAAGAATAGAGTCGTGGAGCATAATACTTAATTGAATTAATAGATTCAATTACATCACCATTTCTAGATGGCTGATTAACTGTAATTTCCAATCCTGTATTTTGTGTAATAACATTGGAAGCACTGTTTTCTATAATTCCAGAAAATGAAAAATTAGAAGATCCATTTGAATCTGGACCGCTGGTAACAATATATGAACACTCCACATAATTATTATTTGCTAATTTTTTCGCAATTACATCATCTCCAAAAATAATTTCATACTTTTCTCCTGAAATTTCTTGTAAGAAATAATGATATGCTGTACTATTAATTCCAATTATATTATCTAATCTTTTATATCTTGTGGATGAACTATCATTAACCGAAGGTTTTACTTTTACAATCAGTGTTGATGTGTCTATGTTTGGATTTGGGAGAACAAATTTTTGATCGTTTACTGAGGTGTCAACTGTAAAATTTGTTGTAACAAGACTTCCTTCATATATTTCAATATTTTCAAAAAATGCAAATCTTGGAGTTGTTCCATCATAATCACTTACAGTAACAGAAATGTCTTCTGGAATTGAGAATGCATAAGAAACATCTTCTGCAGATCCAGTAGCAACAATACCTGCTTTGAGAGTAGCGGTGGGGGTTGTACTCGTCGCAGGAACCTCCGCTAAGAACGATACCAGCGCCCTGGACGCCCTCTTAGACCTTGGTACGTATCCAATGTTCCTTGCGAGTGAAATTACGTTTTCTCTTAAAACTGCACTATCAATGAATACTTCGTTAACAACAGCATTCGTGTTATATGCAGTAATATAAGAATTATAAGCAAGAGTATCTATTAGTACACTTAAATTCGATCCATCAAAATCAAAATCCGTAAAATTTGAATTTGCTCTTAGATAATCTTTGATCGATGTTTTAATCTGATCAAAATCTAAATTAGTGTACTGAGTAAATGCCATTATATTCGAGTTGGATTGAGTACGAAGGTTAATTCTTGAATTGGAAATGCTAATCCAATAATGTCATAATTAATATCGACACTCAATTCATTTTTATCTAATGGAAATGAAACATTTACTTTTTTAAGTTGAATTCTGGGTTCTAAATTGACTAAAGTTTGTGTAATATGGTTTTCAACTTCAATTCCAAATTCTGATGTTTGAATTTCAAATAATGATCTACTAATTGGTGTTCCGATATCAGATCTGAAAAATCTTTCTCCAATATAAGTTCTGACTAAATTAATTACAGAATTTTTGATGGCATTTTCATTTTTAAGCATAATAATGTCATTAGTCATTGGATGTCTTTTGAAAGACAAACTAATGTCATTAAATGCTCTTGAAACTTTAAATGCCATCGCCAAATATACGTCCTAACAATTATTTATAGCGGTTCACATCACGATTTTTCCATAACTTGGCTCAGTTCCATAGTCCCAATCATCATAATCATCATCATTTCGAATTTTTTCATGAATTTCTTCTTGTTTTTTGAAATCATGCTTTTTTTTAGTCAAATTGTCATGTAAAATTTCGGTCAATACTAGTTTTTCTTCCATTTGAGTACCTGATTAGTTTAATCAGAACTTTTTACGGGGTTCCTATCCCGAATTTTGTTACTTCATACATAAAATCGTCTGATGTCTCAATTTTTCGAAGATTCTCAACTGAATATTCAGTTAAATCAATCTCATACCCTGGATTTTTGGTAATTCTGTTCTTGGTCCATGCGTCATCATACCATAAAATTTTATTATTTGGGTATGCATAAAAATTTCCATCATCCATTTTAAAAAAATGAGCACATTTATGTTCTGGAGTTTCACTAAAGTTGGTATTTAAAGTAGATTTGGACTCCCATGACCAATCAAGAGTAAACATGTAAGTTCCTTCATTCTTTTTCCCTTTATAATTAATCAATTCAGCACGTAAATTTGCTAAACGAGAACGAACTTGAACATCAATATAAGGTGAAAAACAATCCCACCACATACATTCTTCCAATTCTGGTGCTGGAGCATCTGGTTTCCAACAAAAAGCATGAATTGGTCTACGAGTCCAGTTTACACCATTTTCTAAAAATGCTTCAAACAGAGGTACATGCTTCTCTAATGAAGCAACTGAATGAACATCACATAAAGTTACTTCCTTATGTCCTTTTTTATGATTATACAAAAATTCATTACGAAGGTAGCAAGTGAATGTCGGAAGATTGTGATTGAGATATGCCATAATTTTTAATAAAAAAGCAGGAATTTCTTCCTGCTTTATCTATATTTTAAATAACACGCATTTTTTCATGACCCACACGAATCTTTGGATCACACCAGATTTCATAACCTTTTTTCTTTGCATCAAGGCAGAATGAAACATCCTCCCCACACATGTCTTGAACTTCTCCAGATTCAAAGACTTGCATTTGTGGTGCAAACCAAGGATACTCTAGATTTTCAAACACACCATTCTTAATTAGAACCCAACCAAATCCAGTATAATCAACTGTAAATGTTTTATTGCGACGACTCATGGTTTCCACAGTCTCATGATTCATGACTCCACCGTTCTTAGCGAAATCTTCTTCTTCTAACCAGTGAGCAACAGAGGTAGTTACTCCATCTTCTGTAGCATACCAACCAGCAGCAATGTCCTTATCCATAGAAACCAGTCGATAAAACCCTTCGGTGTTAAAAACAATATCACTATCAATCCAAAGTTGATAGTCGTAGGTAAGTTTCCCGTCCCATGGTTTTTGATTAGGTCCACGAAGAACATTTGCACCCAAACATTTACATCTAGCAAAGTTCACCATCGAACTATAATCTTGTGAGATTTGAATTGAACATCCGTTTTGAACTAGATCAAAACAAAGTTGTACAAAGTTCTTTAGGAATGTATATGAACAACCTCTACCTGGAAGACAAAATACAATTGCCTTACCTCTTGCCATTTCCTTTGCTTGTTCCAAATCAAACTCATCTGGACTCACACTTGGCGTATTTGCCAACACTTTAAAACCTTTTGCCATAAATCCTCAATGGGGAATAAAACAATCATAACATGAATATTTATCTGTGTCAAGAACACGGAAGTATAAATATTTAAAACACAGTTATTATTAAAATGCAACCCAGGGATATTCGAAGTCTTGCTGAGTCTTATCAAAGCATCTATGCTAATCAAGAAACTCTTATCGAAGAGCTGGAATCGGGTCAGCATCCTGGCAAAAGTTCCAACGAAAAAACTCGAATTAAATATGAGACTGAGAAAAGAAGAAACTCTGCACCAACAGGTACAGGTGTGCCAGACAAAAAAACTGGTTATCAGGGACTAAAAGATTCTACTGATTATTATACTTTGATCAAGGGACATTTGATTGATGAAGGTTTTGCATCATCTGAAGAGAACGCTGAGAAGATTATCAGTGTTATGAGTGATAAGTGGATTTCAAGTATTGTTGACGGGAAATAATCTATGAAAACTTATCAAGAATTTCTAGAACAAGTGAGTGGTACTGATACTCCAGCAGATAATCGAAAGTTTGATATTGCAGTGAAGAGTATCGGAAAACAGAAAAATTTAACTTCACAACAAAAAATTAATGCTCTTTCACAAGCAGCAAAACTTCGAGTGAATGATTGATTAGGTATTTGAGTTACTTCTTTTTCTTATTACTGGCATTCTTTTGTGCTTCAGTTCTACATTGACCAGTAGCACGTCTCTTATCCCCGTTACCAAACGTGGGATTTTTTTTAGGCTTTTTGGGTGTTGTCATAATAATCACTTCTTAGGTTTGTTAAGAGCAGCATAAGCGCCAAGACCTGCAGCGACAACACCTGCTGCCAAAGCAGCACGACCACCACCACGAATTCTAGGGGTAGGAATGTTTGGTAGTTTAAATGAAAGTGGTTTTGGTACTGGTGGTGCTGTGATGGGTTGTGTTGATTTTAATGCTTTGATTGCTTTATTTGCTAATGGTCTTGATGGTGTTGCAGGTGCGATTATTCTTCTTTGTCCACTTGCTTTTTCCACTGCTGCCCAGTATTTTTTAGGTTGATGCAAAGGAGTTCCCGGATCCTGGCTTCTACTAAGTATATAATCTGGATCTAAATTGCCAGATAGTGGAGTAATACGCTGGGCACCCGCTGCTGCTTGTTTGGGTGATGGTGGACGACCTACTGCTGCATATTGTCTTCCCTGCATTCCAGTTTTACCAAATCCAGCATACTTTGAATATAAATTGGAACGACTATTTCTTTCACTGGTATCATTCGTAATTGGGAAATTAGTAAGAACTGTGTTACTTGGAATACGTGGAGCAACTTGATTTCTCCACATATCAATCACATTTCTTGTAACTGCTCTTGCTGCTCCGGGGTTATTATTAAATTTACGATCATTATTATACCATTCAACATCATAAACCGGCTTGTTACCTGGAGCGATTCGATCTTTTTTTCTTAAACGCATTTGAACCTTATTCTCAGTATCAGTAACTCTCAATGCATGATTTGAATCAGCATCTATATCATAGCGACCACTTGGGTCGAATTTTGAGTTAAATGTTGGATTATCTGCACCACGACTTACTTGAGTTTGTCTTCTAGCACCTTGTGTTGCTACTTGTTTAAATTTTTCTGCATTACTTGGTCCTTTAAAATACTCACCCCTCTGTCTAAAATAAGATGAAGTAGCCTTACCATAAGGAGTCTTTCCTGATGGTAAGGGTTGATCTGGTTCGTAGTACTTCTCTAATATAAACTCTTTAAATGTTTTCATATAATACTTTTTAAATTATTTATCCATTCTCTATAATTTCATCCAACTCTTCTTCACTTATACTCTTAGGTATAGAAAAACACTCAATGTAAATTCTCTGAGGAACTTCACCAAAGTATCCTTGTAACCATGGACATAACCAAAGTTCCATTTTAGATAACTGATCAATATAATAAGATCCAGTTTCACTTGTTTCTATGAGATTTATCTGAGTCGTGGTATTCTGCAATTTTTCAGTGCTTAGATAAAACCCAAGTTCATCACCTACAATGGGCATCGTAGATTCAATTGCTTGATAATACCAATCAATCACTTTCTCAGTACCATTACACAATGCCTCGTCAACAGTGTTGTGATGTTCATGATCAAAGACCCAACAGGTTGGGGTCTTGCGAGCCGTGATGGAGAGATTCATAGTTCTGATAAAAAAGTATTATAGAATAACCTCTGAGTGTTGTCAACCCCCAGGGGAATTTTTTATGGGGAAAAATTTTTGAGATAACGATAGCGTGTTATATACAAGGCGCCTGGGGACCTTTGTAGGTTAACGTATTATCGTTTTTTGGGGGGAAACGCCGCCGCCGCCCATAATAAACGCTTATACTGCTGTTTCGACTGATTAGCATTGCTTATCAGTCACTAAATGTTAATTAAGGGCAGCAATCGCTGCCCTTTGAGTGTTAGTTAAGATAGTTTCTTATGTAACATCGCCGCCAGTCTATCGTTAAAATGTATATCTATTGCCTCACTAATTGTAGCGCCCTTATTAACACTTTCTATGAGATCCTCTGCCCTTGCTAGATATATCCCCAGAGCGTAGGGATTATAATACTTATTTTTTGAAAGTTTAATATCCCATTGCGTCAATAGGTGATCTAGATTAAACTTTAATGATGCGGTTTGAATAGCCATGATAACAAAAGATGGGGGAAAGGTGTTAAGAATAGGGGAGGGATTGCCTCCCCCTTAAATGTTAGTTTAAGCGTTGCAGTAATACGAGCAACTATCACCGCCACGGACCAAATCATCCTCATAGATACAATCTAAATCCCGAACCGCTTCAATTATCTCATTAACTGATAGATTCTCATTCTCAGCATCTTCTACTGTAAGGTCCAACATATCAAGAACATCTTCAACTGTTAAATCTAATTTAGCGGCAGCAGTGATAAAGTTTTTCATTGGGGGAAAGATGGGGTGGTTTGAGTGTTAAGAATAGGGGCGAAGATCGCCCCCTTAAATGTTAGCCAATTCTCAGATAATGCGTTACAGACTTAATAGTGAACTCTAAAAGATGATCTAACCTAGTCTTTTCAGCTTTAAGATTAGCTTCCAAAACCTTAACAGTGTGGCCATAATCTTTATTTGTACGAGTACATACAATTATTTTGCCTTCCTTAACATTTACCTCGCCAACATTCTGGCGCTGTAGTTCACTAAGATAAGAATCTTTTAATGCTTCAAACTCATTTTTTAATGCTTCAAATTCTTTATGCTTTGCAATTAGCTCAGCTGCTTTCAGGTCTAGATCTGAGGGTGTGTGGGTTGCCATGGTGGGAATTAGAAGCGGGGGAAATAGGTTGCCCGCTTGAGTTAATCATAACACGCCGGAACCCATAAGCAACGATTCCATTGATTAGCGTTGCTTATGGGTCAAATGTATCACGCTGGCGTGTTATCCATTATCACGCTGGCGTGTTATCCATTATCACGCTGGCGTGTTATCCATTATCACGCTGGCGTGTTATCCATTATCACGCTGGCGTGTTATCCATTATCACGCTGGCGTGATACGCTCTACTGCCACAAGATTGGTAGAAGATGATCATCTCATCTGCTTTCTGTTTACTCTCAAATGTTTGCTCTCTCCATTCCTCATTTAATCCCATGCTAGGGTATGGGATCTCATAACAAATTGTAAACATTGGTTTGAATAGTAGGGTGAATTAATAATAACTAGGGGAGGTTAATTGCCTCCCCTATAATAACTAGAACGCAATTAATGCATCAAGATCCCATTGATCTACAGCGGGAACATTTGCATCCCCCCTATTCTTAATCAACCATTTGTTGATATGCTTTGTTGTGGTGCTGCTCCATTTGTGAGATGTTCTGACCCATCCCCTGCCAGCGATCCTGGCAGCAACTGGCGTCACGTAGGAGATCAGAATCTCAGTGCCATCTGCGAGCATAACCTCGGTTTGATTTGGAGCGATTTGTTGAACGATCATGGGTCGCGTCGGTTTGGTTGACTTGTTTAGTATAGAGCATGGGAGGCGATTGTGGAGGGGTCTTGTGCCACTTTCTCAACTGCCACAACCTTACCAGTTTGCAGGTAGAACCACTCTGCGAGTTCAACTGCCTCCTCATAGGTGTATGCGAAATGATAGAAAAAATCCTTAGACTCATAAGGTGAGAATGTTGAAACGATGAATGGTTTTGACTTGATTGTGAGAGTTTCCATCTGGTCTGGTGTGGTGGACTCCCAAAGCATAACACTAGCAAACCAGATAAGTCTAGCGACCTTGTGCCACTTAGCAAACTGTCCACTGCTAGGGGTTTATGGGTCAGGCAATGCTGTAGACTATGGGAACAACCAGCACCGACGGCAGTAGGGTAACTGCCTGATCAATCCATCGCCACTGAACCTGCAAACTTTTTTTAAGTATAACAAAATATAACAAATTGTTACAGTTGTTTGTTATAACAACTGTAATAGTGTAGTGTTATAACAAATGTAATAGTGTAGTGTTATAACAACTGTAATAGTGTAGTGTTATAACAACTAGATCCTTAAGTAATAACTAGGGGAGGTTAATTGCCTCCCCTATAATAACTAGATCACCTTTGAATCCAGCGGGAAAGTATTTCTCGGCGACGTAGTGGTAGTAGTCTCTTATAAGAGACAATTCTACGATTACCAATCTTATAATCATAACGCCTAACTAATCCTTTGGAAACAAAGGTTTTTAACATTAAGCATAAACTTGTGCGAGCATCGTTGGATAAACCTAAAGCATCTTTAATTTCTGGTAGATTCAATCCGAGTTTATTCTTATCAGAGTCCATCGGCAGAATAGAAAGGATTGCCTTCTGATAAGTGTTTCCGAAAGTTTTGGGATCGGTGAGAGTGACTGAGAACATGGTGAGAGTCCTTTGTTTACTTTTTTATTATAGAGCATGGGAGGTGATCCTGTCACCTCCCATTGTGCCACTTTCTAAACTGTCACAATCCGACAATTTCGTTAACTGTTTTTTTAGCATTCCCATGGGAGGGGAAAGCTATAATAAACTGTCGGTCTACTATTTGACACAAACCGCATGTAGAACATGTAACATTCTCGTGAATAGTTGCTGGGCATGTTATTACTTTGCGACCTGATTCTGTCTTGTAAAATCTATTTGTCTTGGTAGAGTGAACAACAGCAACAGCTGGAATGTTATGCTCTGTCATTACTTTATCAGCAACTTCTATAGATTCAGTGCTAACATTAACAGTAAATCCGCCAGCATTGGCATCTTTAATAATTGGCAAGTTGTTATTAGTTAATGGGTGATGGGTAAATGTAAACCCTTTCTTGCCTTTGTTAGCATTAACCAACTGATTGGTTTTATTACCATCAATCACACCATTAGACACAACTGGCAGATCACCGGTAACATTATGGCGCCACAATTGGCCCCGCTTGATTGTCTTTATTTTGAGCAAGAATTGATCCCACTCATAACCACGTTCACCCGAACTTATGGCATTCCAGTGTATATTCTGGGGGCCACCTTTCCCATAGCAGCCTTTGTTATAAAACGGGCAGCCATCCCAACAAGTTTCTTTGGCGCTTATTGTTGTTGGGATCGGTCCCGTCTTACGATTAGAACTAATAGCAGTAAATCCTGTGAGCATGGGTTTGATCTGGTGGGTTTGACTCCCAAAGCATAACACACATAAACCTAACCAATCCAGCAACCTTGTGCCAGTTCATAAAGTGTCCTCAGAGGCGCCTAGAAGCGCCTAGAACATGCTTGCAATATAGAGTTGGTAGGATGGGAACCATCGCTTATAATAAATGGTATTATTGTCTTTGTTGTGGTATGTTGTTATTGTAATAAAAGTTAGGTGCAAAATGCTTTAACATATTAGGAACAATTGTTATAAACAATAACAAAATAAGTTTAGGACTAATCTCTATAATCTTTGAGAATATGTGTTGTAGAATAACTAGGAAAGGGATTATTAATATAATCCCCAAATAATAACTAGTTTTCTTCAGCATTTACTCCACCAAGTTCTGACCATGATTGATCATCATAACACTCGGATTCATAATAACTATTCCACTCATCTCCAATGAGAGTGGTTTCACTGATTTCTTCTGTGAAATCAAACATTGAAAACTGTTCTTCGTTCATGATTCTATGCTCCAATTCAAATCATTGTTAGTATTAACCCAAAAGAAGTTCTTGCCATTGGCAGAACGTAGAAAGACTTCATTCTCTTTAGTCTGTTCAATAACACATTCAGGATTACTTTCCATTAGATTAGCAAATCGATTCTTTGCTTTGTTTGATTTTGGTGTTACCAAAACTGAATTAGTCATTGGATTGTTTGATTACCTAGGTAATATAAAAGGGATCTTGCCATAACACAAGACCCCTTGTGCCACTTGTTATACTGTCACAAGATCCTCGGATCTGATCATTTGATTAACTAGGCGACCTAATGATCCATCAGGATCGGAGATCTCACCTTGTATGGCAGTCTCAAACATGGTAGGATTTACTGCCTTATAGGTGTAATCACGACCACCCTTGAATGTGATGCTAACCTGATCACCTTCCATAGAAAGGGAATCAATGGCGCTGGATGTGAAACTAAACGTTTTCATTATAATAAAGTGTTGAAATGATGTGATCTTTTAGAGTGGCGTCCACATTCCACTTGTTCTATACCCCAATTATAACTAGGTTTTGCAGATCTGTCAACCCTCTCTATGATAACTAGATCTTATCGATAACACTCGAAGTATTAGTAAGTGTTATGGGATTGGGGGTTGACTTTGAGACCTGGGGTGTGGTAGAATTGGGGGTTCCTGTGTGTTATGTGAGGGGTTTGTGACGTTTTATTGCGAGGGCTTGACATTTTTCGCGTGTTGTGGTAATAGGGACGCCAAGACA